ACATTGGGTAGTTGATCACTACCTTCTTTGAAGGAAAACACCTTATCGAAGGTAAGCTTAAGTGCAATAGCTGCAGATGCTAATGGTTCAAGGTCAATGATGTACTTCTGTATCTCCTTGAATGAGGCACCTGCTTGACCTTTAATCAGTCGATTGTTAGTCTCCTCAATACGTCTAACCACAAGAGGCAAGAGCATATCAATAGAGGCAATCCCATATACACTAGCTGATGCATAGCTTCTGTTCTCAAGATCCTGTGTGTTCTTGTGTAATCTCTTGAGTCCTTGAGCTATTTGATCACGCTCAAGTTGTACTTGTTCGTCAATCTCAGCTGGTGTAGGCATAGGCAGTCTCGATAGTGTCGTTGTCGTCAGCTAGTTGTTCCATCATCAAGTTGATGATCTCATCACGATGAGGATGACCAATCAATTGATCACACAACTCGTGAAGACGGCGGTAATAAGCTTTAGTCGTCATTGTCAGTAGGCTCGCAAGTAAGGTGGTGGATTGCGTCGTGATTGCAAACAGTGAACTCAATGTTAGGCGTGTGCATAAGCTGCCTAACTTTGTTTTGTGCTGCTGATTCTTTCATGTAAACGTGCTCCTTGACCTTGTAAGTCTGAGTGTCACGTACACGAATGATACAACATACGGATGAAGGTAGCTCCCAACCGCCTACCTTCCAGTCCATAACCTCCTCAAATAGATGAGGTTCAAACATCTCATCTGGTGCGTCCTTGAACGCTTCCCAGTTGTTAGGATAGTAACGTTTACCACTCATCAGTTTGTTTAACATTTAGTAGTTGATCGTTGCGTTCACGGGACAACTCTAAGGCAGACCAAGCTGCAGTCTCAGAGTCGGGTGCTAGGAGATACCAAACACCTGAACGTAAGGTCACTTCGTACTCTTTGAGCATTAAAAACACTCCATAATGATTTGCTTGGGCAAAAAGTTCCAACAGTAATAACTAGAACTAAATGTGATTTTCCCTGTTTGCTTGGCGTTTGGTTGAATAAATTCCATACGCTTATCAAACATTAACAACTGCAAATCCTTATCTTTGAATAGTTGTTTTGGAGCTGAATCATTTAACCAAGTGTTAGACATGATAAGAGCGAACGGTTTGTTAAACTCTAAAGCACGTTCAAAGTATTTACGTTTGTTTGTAAATGGTGGATTAGATACAATTACATCCCAATGATTTGGCTCATAGGTGAGGAAGTCCTTGCCTTCACTGATGTGTGAATATTCAACTCTATGAGTACGTGAGATTTGATTTACAAACTCACTGTCAACGGTGTCAAATGGACACCAAACTGTCACATCCTTTGGAATATACTTAAGGATTGGAGTTACACCGTAACTTGGTGTATAACATTCGTCATTCTTGCCTTGTGAGTACAACACGGGTGCCAAACTTTTTGATTTCTGCAGTGTTGATTTGTTGCCCAAGTCGGGGATCTTTAGCATTACGATTTGAGTGGTATTGTTTGTGGAATTTAGGAAGAAGAATAGCTAAAACATCATCACTAGATAATACCCAGGCTTCTTCTAATGTAGCACCGTTATATCTGCAGATGTAATGCTGCTTATATTTACCTAGTTTTTCATTAACAAGGTAAGTCTCTTGTTCTTGCCAAGTTGATTGCACAGAAATGCCGCTGTATGTAGCTTTTAATATACCAATTGTAGACTTGAGTTCAACAGGGTTGCCGTTACAATAAGCGTCAGCACCTGCCAAGGTGTTGCTAAGAGTTAACCCTAATGTAAGTGCTGTGTGAATCTCACGTCCACGATTAAAGTTGAAAGGATCACCAACACCTAATTCATCAGATAGTCTTTGTAACTCATTGAAACAATTAAGCCACTGTTGAGTAAGTTCACGCATCTTGTGATTGTGAATCATTCTTTGTACGTTTCCTGGTTGATTTGACAGGAGGTGTGTCATCAGCTGCGTCCTTGTGCAGAGTCAACATGTACGCATCATGGAACTCTACCTGTAGTTCTTTATACTGTGCAAGGGTAGGTGTGTCTACATTACCGTAGTGATGTAGCCATGCTTCGACTGCATTTAACAGCAGCCATTCACGGGATCGAAGTAGTTGTTCAGTCATCAGAACTCCTTGTGAACTTGAGTAAGGTTTGTCATAGGTACAACATCAAGGACACGCTCATGTCCTTGTGCTTTAGCTGTACCTATATCCCATGCTTGCATAACTGAGCGAGCTTGGATGTAATCACAGGCGCAAATGTCACGCCCCTTTGTGTATAGGATTTGGTACATCATCAGTACTCAGACTCCTCATCAATACGAGACAACAATTCGTAGGTAAATAGGATGTGATTAGGATACACTTCCATCGCTTGATAGCTACAATTGATAGCTGTATCAAGATACCCTTGATCAGGTGCAGGGAAGATGTACTGCATCAGGCAACCTCCGCATCAGCGAGGGCAGCTTCGAGTGCATCACACCTATCACCCCAGGTGATCTTGCTGTGCATATCATCAGCAATCATGAGTTGCTCTTCAGCATACTCAAGTTGTTGACGAAGGTATTCAATGTTGGACATAAGTAACTCCATGTGAAAGAACATGTAGTCGTGAGGACTACAGAAAAGGAGACACTAGCTGTGCATCCTTGAGTGTAATCGTCAGACGTTGCGATTGAAGAAGTAAGTGTTACCTTTGAACTCCATATCGTAGAAGTCATAACGCAAGGCTGAGTACCAGACAAGCTGATAATCAATAGCGTAACGATAGATCTCAGGAAGATCATCGGAAGGATAGAGATCATCACTGAAGTCCTCTGCGAACTTGCTAGTGATGTGCTCACCAATGAACTCATACTCACCAGCGAATGCATCCTCAAACTGACCAGCATCTTTGATGCCAAGATCAGCAAGGAGTGAGATGAATGCATCGTACTCATCCTCATCAATGATGAAGTTAGTATGGGCAGAGATGGACTCAATCAACTCCTGTGTGTCTGCGTCCTTGCTGTCGTACCAGGCAGCGAATGCCTCACGTGCAGCAGTGAACTCGGGTGACATAAGTGCAATCATGTTAAGTGTAAGCGGATGAACGTAGCTATGTCAGCTACAGGAAACCATCACGAGTCGAGTGTAACAAGACACCCGAGGTGATGGCTAAGTGTAACCTACATTAGGTAATCAAGCGAGGTTGAGACAAGCAACTCGCTTGGAGTTAACACAGTTCTTGTTAACCCAGAACCCAAGGCTCATGTTAGGGTTGAGCATCAGGTTGACGATAGCACGACGGCTGACGTTGGTGTACTCGTAGCTGTATCCGTTGTCGAACTCAACAAGTGCAACGCCAAGGATAGGCGAGACCTGAATGAATGCAACAGCGTCAGAGGTACGACGAGTGATGTTGTAGAACATGTTGTGAAAGTGTAAGTGAACAATGAGCTACGTCCTTGTGGAGTAGCAATACCAACCAGCCCGACTCAAACGGGCGGGGCGTCGATGCACCGTGGTGGTGGTGGCATGAGCATACTTGTATAGCGGCTGTGCCTCGCCGCTGTTGGTGTGTCTACCAGCTCATCACGGCAGAAACCCACGCCGTTGGTCGTCATCATCCGGTTGATCCGGTAGCGAGCTGCTTATTCGGTTGTCGAGGTTCGGTGAGGTGGTGAGTGGTGATTGAAGATCGAGACTCTCCTCCCCCTTTACAGGGAGAGTCGAGATCAAGATCATCAACCACTCATCCAAGGGTCATCATACAGCCTCTGGAGCCGGTTGGGCGGTGGACAGTCGATGGAAGTGGCACAATGGCGGGACTTGGCGGAACCAGATCCCTTGCAGCGCAGCGGTTATCAGCGATGCTTATCAATGGTCATAAGCAATGCTAATGGAAGGGCGAACAGATCACTTGAAATTGAGCCATCGCAGTGCATCTGCCCCTCTCGTTGCTGCTGGTTCCGCCAGGTCTCACCAGGTAACGCCCGCTCATACCCGCTTGGACACGGCTGGACACAGGCTCAGGCGAGGACAAACCAGGCGGGACCAGGGCTGCGTGCGCTTGCGTACCTGCGTACGTGACAGGTGCGCGGACACGTGGACACGGCTGCGACCCGTACCCCCACGGGGGTGTTGCGACCTGCGCTATACGTTAATAGGTTAGACAAATTTTTGTTAGGATTTATCAGACCCCCCTAGAATCGTCTGTAAGGCGTGTTCCGCCATCTTCCGCCACCTTATACCAAGGAGCGGTCAAACGCATCTCAGGGAGGCTTACAGACGTGTCTGAGGGACGTTCTGTGTAAACCGGGGTAACCATATCTGGCATTGGTGGCAGTTCGACCTCCTCAATAGCTTTTGTTACCTCCGTTTTTACCCGATAATCAATAATCTTTTCCTCTAACCACCAAAGAAGGGCAAAGACGAGGTGATCCCACCAAGGGATACCCCGACTCCAAGCTTTTTGAAGAGTTTTGAACTCATTTAGTCTAAGTTTTTGTTCCACATTGCCTCACTAACGTTAGGAAGGTGTTGATAAAGTAGATCTTGTACTTGACCAGCTATCTGTGCGTGTTCTTTCTGTGTTCCGTGAGCTGTTCGGAGATCACAATAGTGTAACCAAGACCTAATACTTCCATTCATATACAACTTAGTTGGCATAGACAACGGTAACACCTCTCTTGCACACTCTTTAGCGATGCCAGCCTCAAGCAGTTTTTTATACACCAACTCTGAGTGTTTAAACAGTTGTTTTACTTCTTGTTGAAGGAAGTTGAGCGTAGCGAAACACTCCAGGTCTTCTTCATCTACCTCAATACTATTCTGTCTATTCTTAGTATCTTGTAAACGAAGTTGCGGTACTACGGGACTACCAAGTTGAGAGGCATCTGCATACCGTTGAGAGAACTCTTGAAAGCTAAAGGAACGGTGTCGAAGGATTTGTGCAGCGATACTACGTGTAGTACTTATTTCTACACACATGTTTACCATTTCAAAAGGACTCCAATGGCTATGCTCTATTAGGTATCTAATTAACCTAGCACTTGTCTGAGTGTTGGTTTGGTTAGAAGGATTAGATACCCTAGCCATATAGCTGATTAGTTCTTCAGCGTTGGGAGTTATGTGTACTAAAGAAGCGGAGTGGGTGGGACTCATAAGTTGTTAGTAATTACGTTGCCAGACAGTAGGATCTTAGTTCTCAGATTTCCAAGATTCAAAAGGGGGAGGAGAATAGATGAAATAAAGTGTTCTCTATCCAGTAGGAAAAGGAGGAGATTTTTTAGGTCTCCCCCAATTACAGGAGTTGGGTCCACCCTCCCTTCTCCTGTATACATAGCTGGTTAACGAGAAACCCAGGTGGGAACACCGTTTTCGGAAGATCCTCTAGCTTGTCTTTTTTGGTCTAAAGACATACCTAATACGAGGTGGTTTGTCTCACTTTGAGGGTCGTCTAAAAAGGCGGTAAGCATGTCGTTCCACTCTTCCATTTTACGTTGTTTGACTGTCTCCATAGCGGAGATACCCATAGCATCTGTAAAGTATTTAACTCCTTGAGCTAATGAGTCTAGTCTATCATCGTGTCTAATGGCAAACTTTTCCCGACACATACGACTCATTTGGTAGAAGAGCATATACAATAAACGCTTCTCTGGTGGGTCGTCTTTATTGGAGTTGTAGTCCCATTCAACCACACCCTTATCAATGATAAGTCGGTGTTGGTTCATGATGGGTTCTAGGGCATCAATGATACGTTCTTCTTTACGTACGTTAGCTCGTACTTCTTCTATACCAATGTTTTGTTTGGTCTGTTGAAGGTGTTTCTTAAAGAGTTCGGAAACGATGCCATCACCAAAGTTAGTCTCAATAACAAGCTTAGTGACGTTGTACTTCTTACAACCTCTGAGAATGTCTAGTAAGGTGTTGTCGGAGTATCCGTCTCGGTAAGAGCGGATCTCGTGTACGTACAAGAAACCGTTTCGTTGAGAGATGTACGTAGCTGCTGTTTCGTCGGTACCCCTACCAGAGGGGTCTACGGAGCAGATAGTTTCTTGGTACGGACCCCATTCCCCTTGGAGTTGCATCGGGGAGTAGAAGTAATCACCCGGTAAGCCAACCGTAGGCAAATCCTTGAGCACATTACGAGGGTCACTGCACCACACAACAGAGTCCGGCGCTTGAGTCGGGTTAACAGACGTAACGATAAGGTCAGAGAATTTAAGTGGGAACTTTTCAGCATCGCTAAGACTTGTGTCTAACATAAACTGGAGCATGAAGTTGCTCCGACCCATTGCTGCTTCCCGCTCAAGCAGGTCATCGTCTTGGAAACGATCAGGATCTGTTACACTCCACGGTTCAGCTCCTTGATCAATGTCTTCTTGTAGTTGTGGAGCAATCAGTCCTTCGTAGTTTGATAGTTTACGAGGAACACGAGCGGGCCAAACAAAGGGGCGGTAGTTACGTTCAGCAAGTTTACGGTAGATGGTAAAGGTTGTCTGTGGGGTGCCGAGGTACATAATTCGGCTATCCTGTTTTGGAGTAAGGATAGACTCAGCCTCAGTACAAAGTTGAAGCAGTTTCTCCCTCATCATCTCAGTCATGCTATTACCAGGCACCTCGATATCATCGAGAATCATAAGGTCAGCACGGCTACCAGTGAGCTGACCCGTAATACCAACGGACTTAACTGAGGGTGCTTGGTGGGGTGAACAGTTAACGTCAAAGCTAATACGAGACCACCGGGCATCATCCGACTTCGGTCTTAGATGTACTAGCCAAGGGGTTTCGATGATCAGCTTTTGAAGAAAGATTGACATGTTGTCTGCTCGCTCTTTGGAAGCGGAGATAATCATGATCTTCTTTTCTGGATTGTTGAAGAGTGTCCAAAGGACAAAGGCTCCAGTAATCCAAGACTTACCTACACCACGAAACGCTTGGATCTGTAGTCGCTTAGGACCGTGTTGCAGATAG